GCAGTGTTTGCAGCGGGTGGTATTTATGCTGAGTTCTCATCACTCAAGATGGAGCTACACACTGTACACGAAAGGCTTGATAAAAAGATTATTGTAATCAATGACATAGAGAATAGAATCTATGTTCTTGAGATGCACGTTGAATATGAGAAGGGATACAAGGAATCCCAAAAAGAAAAGGGGAACGATTAACGTCCCCCCTTCTTATTACAAGTACCATTACAGGTACACTCTATAGGTGCATATTCGCACCAGCTTACTTTATTTTTGTTCTCTTGTCCACGGACCTTACTGCGAAGTACCCGCCTATCACTGTTACGCTTACCAACTCCCATAATCCAATCCATCTCTCGTTAATACTACTAATACCAAAGCCTTCAAAGAAGGTCATAAGCACCAGAAATATCATAACGGTTGCAAGGGTTAATGGTCTAACGTTCTTACTTAACCAAGAATCGGTAAGGCTATCGGCCTGCCAACGCTTGGTAATTTCTTCTTCTATGCTTTGACGCACAGCTTCTTTCTCTTCGGGTGTAGATACAAATCTATCTACCACATTGGCAACTGCTTCCACAGCTTCCTTCGCACCCCCTGTAAAAAGTTTCGTTATTGGATTTCCCATAATTAGCTACCGCAGTTTTCACACTCTGGATTATCAATGGAGCATTGAGCGTTATCGTTCTTTTCGTCATTAGATAGTTCGTCTACGAAGTCAGCGAATGAGTCGCTTACATCAAAATCATTTTTCATTAGTAGGTCCAAATTACATCTTCATCCTTGCTTGGGTCATCATCAACGTGGATAAAGTTTTTAGCTACACCAATGCGATTAAAACCTGCTTGAAGAAGAGCGTTAATAATAATATATTTTTGTCTTGAGGTAGGTGCATAGATATCTACTGCTCTACCAATTGTGTGGCTGCTTGAAGGTACGCCACCTACCTTTGCGTTATGAGCGGGACTTCTGTATCCACTTGTAATTTTAAATCCAATAGCTGCAAGCTCACGGGCTTTGGATAATTTGTTTAGAAACCCTACATCCATATTAATATAGCTACCGCTTTCATCGGCTGAATCAAATTCGCTATACTCAAAGAACATATGGAATGCCCTTGTTAATCCTTCCATTATTTTGCTTTTTTAATCTCCGATGTCCACGATGTGTAACATACTGAAAGTCGCTGTGATGTGTCGGGGTATTCATCCATCATTGATTCGTTACTCATACATCTATTTGTGAATTCAGGTCTTGTTTCCTTTAGGTTGGGAACTGGTATCGGCATTGTCGTTAATATTAGAGTTAGAAAAAAGAGGCTCGTCCCAATAAAGGAAGAGCCAACCACTGTTATAATTTACATTTTTTTCTTTACTCATTAACTAACTTTCTGTACGACAGCTCTGCAATAAAAGCTGTATAGATGGCGTATAAGGGATTAACTCCAAGGTAAGCATACAAGAGTAGACTGCACCAAAATGAGAGGCACAGAACGCAGTTAAATGGCTTAAACGGCAACACTCTCTCCATTACCCATCCGTAGGGTTCAAAAATAAATAGAAATGCAAACATTAATCCCATAGAACTAACCAATATCCAATCGTTATAAATCTCCATCATAGTTTTTTGCTTATGTTATCGTCCTTTATATACTTAACCAACTTTATTATTTTTTCTCCATCTTCCACACATACTAAACGACCCTTGATTTTTTGACCGTAGACATCTTTCCATTTAAGACCTACGATTTTATTGGTCATAGTTGAGTATATAATACTAATGATTAGGTTAGCGGCAGAGCCGCCTTCTTTGTAGTAATGCAGGAACTTGTCACACACTCTCATTACCGCTTCATCAACTAACGACTGCTCAAGCTCCTTGTCTCCGTTCGTTACAAAGGCTGATGATGAAATTTCTAATGCACGTTGATATATAAAAGAACCGAGCGGTTCTGTTATTCTGTTTTGTTTGACAGAGGCTGCTGCTTCTAGCTCAATTTGTGATTTATCGTACCGAGTATTTTTCTTCAACCTTGTCTAGTATTGATATTATTAAGTGTACGTAATCATTGAGTTCTGTTGCTGATACGTCAAGTTCAAAGCCCAAGCGCACCAATGTGACGGGTATATCTCTACGGACCAATTCGTCAATTGTGTCGTGTAAATCGATAATGAAATTTGCTTCAGAATCGGTGATTTCTTCGTAATGCTCATTTAGGTTCATTTCAATAACTAGCTCTTATTCTATCTGCTTTATCAGCATCAAGCTCTGCGATTAAATCTATGTATTCTTTCTCTCTCCTATAAGCATCTTGTATCTCCTCAAATGTAGAGTCTGTTCCTAGATTTGCAAATAGAATTGCCATTTCATATAGATAGAGGTCAACCCTGTTCTTAATTAATTTACAAGTCTGGTAGTTTCTTTGATTAATCATCACCTAGATAGTTTACGTTTTTGCATTTAACCTTAACCAAGAACGAGTCTTTTGGAAGCTCTTTGTCAATGATGATATTAAGCCTTTTGTAGTATTTGTTACCATCATCTTTAACAATGCCTTGAGATACGAGAGTATCAGAGAGAAATTTTGAAACAAGAATAACATTGTCAACATCGTGACGAGAATTATACCTGATATGAATCTCATAAGAATCACAGGTAAAAGAATCAAATTTCTCAAGCTCTGTTTTGCAATATGCGCTGTATTCATCTTTTTGTTTTTTACGTATAGCCCAATGCTTCCCTGCGTAATATTGATTTAAACTTGGTGGTTTAGGAAGCGATAATGTTATTTCGTTATTCATAGAACTTGGCTTTATTGATGTCTAGAAATCCAACTTCCTTGTCTATGAATTGACGCTGATTGAAGTGTGAAGTTTTAGGCATACCTTTTATTTGCCAAATAGGATGAGGTATACTTGCTAGATTAAATGCGTATATACCGTTCGGTGTCTGGGAAATATAGACAGGTATAGTGAGATGTTTTTTTGCTCTAGCAACAAGTTTATCATACTTAGCTTTTTCTATAAGCAAGTCATCATAATGTTTGTTGCGGCACTTGAGTTCTATATCGCACTCTAAAGAAAGAGAATAGCAGTCGTAGTGATTGTACTCACCTTCGGACCATTCAAGGTCCGGAATATAATTATTCTTCAGGTGTTCAAATAAGCTATCCTCGTTCTTTTTCCAACTCATTCTTTTTGTCTTATAGCTATCTTTAATAATATAAGATAGCCAATTAAATCCTGAACTGTATCTTCAGTTGCATCTGTAATGCCTCTTGATTTTATACGCATCAGCTTGTCATCTATCCTCGCGCCAAGGCTATCTATTGCATCACCCCTAGAGAAGATACCCACAGGGTAGAGGGCTGAGTCCCCGTAGGCATCATTCTTCTCTAGAAGCAAGTTAGTAACCTCGGAAGAAACTTCTAATATGTAATCTTTAGTAGTTTTCATCTCTCACAATATAATTAATTATCTAACAAATCTACTTCTATTTTGTAAACTTTTTTAACATTTTCTTTTTGTATTAAAAGTCTGCCTGAAGAAGGGTTGTAAAATATGTAGTTTTTTGTACACCCTGTATAATCTGACACATCAAATTTATACATTGTTCCGTTAATAGATATATCGCCATCTTTTTCTACGACTATATTTAGCGCATCGCTAACGTTAAATCTTAGATAAGCTCTAACTAGATTTGCGAATGCTATCTTTCTATCAATAATTAGACTGTGGGTATGCGAATTGTTTGTTTCCATCTCTGCTAAGTTCATAATATCTGTTAGACAATTTATCATAATACAAGGTAACGCTTCCTAGCTTACCTACAATCTTAGGCTTGGCCTTTACGACTGTAATTTTAACTTGATTGGGTTCGTATGGAATACCATTCTCATCCTCTAGTCCAAAGGGGCAACGCCAAACATTAACTACCATCATACCTTTACGGCTCCATTGCATACCACCTGCTATGTCATTCATCGTAGGTACATCAACATAAGGGACTCCGTTTTTATACTTAGCCTGTTGGTGTTTAGTGTGTACTGTTACAATGGTATGAAAGTCCTTATCCGCAGAATGCTTACGAACCTTTGTGAGTATTTGACCAATAGCTATATCATCACGTACTCCTGAGGAAACGTCAGTCTTAATCTCTGTAAAAGGGTCAACTAAACAACCATCAATCTTTAAATCGTACTGCTCCTCTATCTCCTCCACTGCTGTATAGTAACCTTCTATGCTTAGGTCCTGAAGTCCACTATCAATAATAAAGAAGTGCTTGTTTATAAACTTAATAGCACTATCTGTTTCTTCATCTGTAGCTGTGACTTTATCATTGATAAAGAAGGGCTTACGCAGGTACACCCATAGCAGTTCTGCAAATACCTCCGTTGGGGAACCTGTCTCCGGAGAGTATACTGCCCATTTCCATCCTGAGAACTGAGACAAATTCATCATCAGCTCAAAGGCAAACTGCGATTTACCTTGATGCGCCCCCGCATATATATAGGTGGTGCTACCTTTCTTAACTGAATACTTGTCAAACAAGGAATCAAATCCTGTCCAAGCACCTTTCTTGACTCCCTCGTTTCTAAGGGTAGTCAATGAGCCTCTAAGCTCTTCCGCTGTATAAACTATATTTCTCATTGTTGTTGTTTTTTATTCTCCAAATTCTTTGCCGTAATCTTCCTCTTTATGTGAAAAGCTATTGCTTATTTCTTTACGATAGAACTCTTCTATGATATGAAAATCGTAAACTGCTTTACCTGTTGCTCCTACAAAGCTCATCATCTTGGCTATCATCTCTGGATTGCGATTGATATGCTCAAGAGATTTTGCTCTTGTTACAAACTGAAAGGGTCTGTCCTTTGTACCTTGGTACATATTGATGTATCCGTTACCGCGCTTCTTCTTCCAAGCAAGGCGTACACCAACGTCATAAATCATTTGTCCTTCGTCACTCATATTACATTTTTATTAGTCTTAACCTTCTCTGATACTTACGGATAAGTAGTGCTGAGTTGGTCAGTTGGTTTTGAATATCATCACTCCATCCAAATCTACTTGCGTGTAGTGTTATGTTTACTTGGTCTATCATTAACATCTCCAAGTATTTCTGTATCTCTCTTATGTGTTTTGCCTTGCGTGTCATATCAATAGAATGATATTTGACCATCGTCAGCCACTGACATAAACGCACCATCTTCTTCGTTTCTTAGTTTCCTGAAGTTAAACACATCTGTAAACTCAGGATGTTTCTCTACGAATAATCTTGAGTAGTACGATTGATACGCATCATTGATTCTAAAGTTCTTGTCTGAACTATCTAAGAACTCGTTCCATCTAATCCAATTTATTATTAGCTTAGAACTTATCTTATTCTTACCTCTAGCCACAGCTTTAAACACTTGCTTTTCAAATGCCTCAAATATATGTGGGTTCTCATTGTGGAATTTTACAAATCCCTCTCTAATGGATATACCATTTAACTCTTTGTAATTCATCTTTCTTTGTTATTAAAGGTTATAATTAAAGAAGGGGGGCAATGCCCCCCTACTAATAAGTACCAATGAAAAAAATTTAATTAGAACGGCATATCATCTGTGTCGTTTACCGCTTGTGGTTTTGCCTTCATCTCTCCTTGGAGTTGAACATATTTACCACCATCGCGTTTGTCCTTCATCTCTAGGTTTACCCAACCCTTTGGATTTTTAGAGTTCTGCAATACTTCAAAGTCCTGAGGACCTAAAGCGATTTTTACGATTTGACCGTACTGTGTGTTTACAACAGTAGTTTTTCCTACAAATACCTTGTCTGACATTTTAATTTAATTTGAAGTTAATAATTGTAATAAATGTTCATACTTAGACTCTAGGTCTAAATACTTAGTATAAAGAGAATTTACCTTTCCCTCTAAGTTTTCATTTGAAGACTCATAGTCCTCAACAAATTTCATTGACTTGTTGTATGCAGAAGCATACTTCCTGTCAGCCATCCTGTTATCGTGACTACCGATAAAGATGTGTACACTCTTGTGGTCAACATTTACTATGCGGCCAATCTCTCTTTTGCCGTATCCGAATTTGTCTAGCAGTACGCAGACTATGGAACGTGCTAATACAACCTCTTTCATTTTAGAAGAGGACAGGACCTTAGCTACTTCTACACCCGATGTTGCAGATACAGCACTAAGAACCACATTCTCTAGTCTACTAAATTGTGTCGATGATTGCATTGTAGGGCTTAAATTCATTATTAATAAATAATTTTTCGTACTTGTTAGCACTAGACTCCAGCTCCCAATCTCCTTGTTGTATAAAGTCTGTACTACACTCAAATATTCCTACCTCGTATGGGAACTGCTTTTCTATAACTAGGAAGAAGAATTTATCTAAGCCAAAAAGCCTAGTATATAATGCTGCCTGTTGATTGTACATCATAAATTTAGCAGAGCGTTTAAACTCGTCTAGAGATTTTGCTGTAGTCTTCAGGTCAACTATATATTTTTCCTCTCCATTATCTACCAACGCATCGGCCTTGCCCTTTACAGGTATTTCTAAACCTGATGCAGTTACATATGTAGATACAGCCGGAACCTCAGGCTGAAAATCAAACCCCATAAGTTCTGAAACCTCAGGAATTTTATTCAGCTTATCGGCCATAGCATATACCAAATCATAATCTTTAGAAGGAAGTATAAGGTTGTTAGGATTCTCCGCACAGAATTGCTTGTATTCATTTCCTCTGCGAGTTCCTTCCCAACGTAACCCTACCTCCTTTCCCTCTAGGAACAATGCGTGTAATGCAGAACCTACATCAAAGAAGGACGTACTTGGATAAGACCACTTACCTTGCCTCCATAGATGGAACTTCGTAGGAGATTGCCTTAATAGTTTGAAGGCACTATTAGACATATACGATTTGTCTGCATAGTATTCTTCATCATTTTGGAATCTTTCTATATCGTTCATTCTAGCATTGTTTCTAGTTGATAAATCATATTTGCTATATCATCTCTAGTTATAGCCATAACATACAGCTCTTCTTCTCCGTACATCTTTTGCCATATGTGTGCCTTGGTATCTGCATCGGGTTTCCAAATCTCTAGGTGAAAGCCCTTATCGTTAGATATCACAAGCCTTGTACCTAGAGTTGGGTCCGTATCGCTATGCATTGGCTAGAATCTCAGAGGCTTCTTTCTTAGAAACCTCATAATTCTCTAGTGCAGTTTGAACTGCATCAGCCTTACCATTTTTCACAGCCTGTAGCATCTTAGCCTTGACCTCATCCGTTAGGGCTTTCTTAGAAGGCTTCTCAGCCACTTTCTCAGGTGCTTTGATACTCTGCTTTGATATAGCCATAGAAACCTCGTTAGAAGAAGCTATAGACGTATCTATACCGATACCTAGGTTTGCCAATGCTCGTCCCCAAGCAGAAGTCTCACAGTTCTCTACATAGCTAGTCTTGTTGATATAGCTAGAAGACTTGTCCTCTTGAGCAAATCCTGTGGCTACGATGTACCCTTCCTTGTTCGCTATGGTAGCTTTGATAACACAACTGTTCTCATCTAAGTGAGTAACCTCTGTGGATAAAGACCATCCCTCATAATTACCGCTCTCGCGGAAATACTTGATACGTTGATTCACCTCTACGTATTCTTTGCCCTTGATGTTTGTTGTTTTAAATTGATGTCTACTCATCGTTTCTATTGTTTAAGTTACTGAATCTAATTTACGAATTTATTACTCCACTAAGCCACCTCACTAGGTTGGGCTTTCCACACGTTATCCACAATACGTTTAATCTCCTGTGGGTCCACCTCATCTAGAATCCTCATAGCCTTGACCATTTTCTCTAGCTCATCTAGCATTACAGATTTAGGGGATACATAACTCTTAATATCTAGCGAGTGCAGTCGGAATACATCCACAACAGTTTGTAGTGTATCCTCTGTGTCTCTATCTCCTATGTAAATCATATCTCTTATCACACGTTCACCGTGTATGATTGAGGCGTGGTTCTTATCAAAGATGTTAGCTATCTCCTGATACCTCATCCTATATTGAGTTCTTAGAATATAGAAAAAGCATTGCCTAGCCAACACTAACTTCCTGTCTCTACGCTTTGAACGTATGTCTGTTCTCCACAACTCGTTGTATTTGTCTATCAAGCTGTTCACAAAGTTTTCTCTTATCTGCATTGTATTATAATATATTATAATTAATAATAGTATAATAAGAGTACCCCCTAAAGGGGTACTCTATAATAATAGTATAATATATACTATTATAATAAAGGTGTTTAGTAGTCGGACGAAAGTCCTCCTTGCTCAACAAGTCTTTCAAGGAACTCGCCATACTTGTCCACCCAATCTGCGTACTGATAATCATCATCTAGAAATTTATCCGTGATGTCATTCTTGATTACTTTTCCTTTTTCCATTTCTTGTCAAATATTATGTGCATTAAATATATCGTTCCCGATAAAAACACGAGTGTAACTGCGCCCTCAATGAGCAGGTAAATCAATCCTAGCATAAAGTTTTGTATTAGATATTATCAAATTTAGTGGATAACTTGTCGGTAAGTTCTTTATTCCTAGACAGTAAGCCTTGATAATTCATAGATATACTAGCGTACTTTTCTCTAGCCAAGTAAATCTTTTCCTTGTACATAGCTAGGTCCCTTACTCTAGTGTCGTGTATCATAGCATACTTGGAGAACTCGTGGAGTAATTGCACCACCTTCTCACTATCTAGGCAATCGTCTTTGAGTTCTATTATCATCTGCTGAATACCTATTGCCTGTAACTCATCAGCAATTAACAACATTTCATCTTCCTTCCTCATATTTAATATCATAAAGCACATCTAATTTTATATATACATCTTCTAATTCTTCTATAGTTCCTATTAGATTTTTGCAAATGTACTGTAGCTCTTCTATTTGTTTATCTGTATTACTTTTCATACATAACTATTAAGCATTAATCATTTCTAAATACTGATTGTACTCTTTGTTGAAGTCTTCCATATATGTTATTGGGTCAGAAAGAGCTTTCGCTAGTTCTTGAATCCAATCATCATTGGTCATATGACAGTTGTCTAAGTCAATCTCGTAATAGTGTTCAAACTTTTCTTTTAGATTATTCATAGGTTCTTACTTTCATTACTGCGTTTCTTTTTGAGTGTAACAACATACACTGTCTAGCATCTGCTATATCAAAGAAGTCCTTAATATGCTTGAACTTCTCTCCTTCTTTTTGAGGGTCATCTATTTCGCTGTCCCAGCTTACTTCATACCTGTATCTCATAACTATTAATTGTTTATATATTACTTTCTATATCATATCCGTACACAGCAATCAATCCCTTATTAAACATAAGCTCTAAGTTCTTATAAGGGCTTGTAGCTCTTGGTCTTTTACAATGCTTTACAGCATATGTAATTTGTACACCATCGTCTACCTGTATTTGGTAGTAAAATCTATATCTCCACATTATTAAGTCCAACTGTATTTAGTTACGGGGTAGAAATCATCTGAGTCTTCTACCTCTTTATCGTTATCCATATACTTCCAAAGGTGTACATCACTATCGTAATATACTTCTTTATCATTATTATCTACGAAATCGGGTTCTTCCTCAAGGAACACATCATCATAGGTGGATATATATATTCCGTATTCATTGGATTCTTCCTCACCACTAATCTCAAAGTCTAGGTTAGGATATTTCTCAAGCATCTTTATAATTATTGGTCTAGGGTCTGCCCAAGCAGTACGCATATCATATCTAAATGAAGATACCTTTTCTAGCTCAGAGGTCCAACAACTATCATCAACTGATGCATTCCACTTTGTACCCCAATTATCTATATTCCAACGATACCAACTAGGTATACTATTGTCGTTACAATATTTCTCTTCTTTGATTCCTAACGCACCTCTAAATATATTATCGGGCTGAGGTATGAAGTGATTGAAGTCAAACTCACATCCTTCTGTTTCATATTTTCCAGAACCTTTTACATTCTGTACAAATTCCTGTACATCTTCTTTCTTTCCGCTCACATCTAGTGAGAAATAAAACCAATTTGGCATAGCTTCTAATTTTTAAATAACACTCTATTTTTCCATTCATTCACATCACTAGGTGTTAAGCTGTTGCTCACATCTACATAGTCATAGTGTGCTATAACATCTAGCACTACTTGCTCAGGCACATAGTTCCAAGCATACACAAGAGATATATCCTGTAGATTAATCTTACCATTTGTACCATTGCGTTTCCATCTGTTGAGTATCTTAACATACTCCTTCACTGAGTTGATTTTCATACCTACTTCATTTCGTATTTATATCCACCATACTTTATCTCTAGTATGTTTTCAGGTATTAATGCTGTATACCTCTTTCTGTTGTTGTCCCATACGGTCCATACATTTGGAGAACTAACGCCTGTACCTTTAGCAAACTTGCGTACACCAAACCTTCCGTTAATCTTAGTAATCTCTCCATTCTTCTTTACATATGTTGCACCGAATATTCTACCTTCTTTCTGCAACACTAGCTTCGCTATGTTTCTGTTTAACTTATTCATACTCTTCATCTTTTAATTTAATTTTATAAATGTTAGCTACCTTCTTTAATAGTATCTCTGTATAATACTTTTTGTCTGAAGTCATTTCTATGGTCATACCCATACCCCATAGGTATTGGATAGCATCCATACATTCTTCCTTAGTTACTTTATTTATCATATCTCTATCCTCTTAATCTTGTTATTACTTCTTCAATCACTTCCTGTATAATCTCATTCATATCCCAAGTAGGATTATGGTCCTCATCTTCTGTATGAGCAGGTACTGTAGATATCGCAGATATCTCCTCAGATATAAGTTCCCTGATGGTATCGTTATCCGCTAG